TTTAAATTGAGTAGGACTTGCATAGTCTAACTTTGTTGGTTGTCTTGCATATGCTTGTTTTGTTGTCATATTAGTATTTATTCAAAAAAAAAGGGACAGGATTTACACCCTGCCCCACTAATTTTTACAATCCGTTTTATAACAATAAAAGTGTTAAAGATTACATTAAATTTGTAACTTCAACTCTTCTGTAATATCTGTTGGAATTTGCACTTCCAGCACCTGTTTGCACAGCGCTATCAGAAACACCAGCTTCAGCAAATGGATTAGCAACAAGACCATATCTAGTCTTAAAGCCAATTTTTGGTTGAAAACTGTCTTGACCAACTGCTCTCACCATTTGTAGTGGAACATATGGACAATAGAAAAGGCCAGCATCATAAGGTGATGAGCCTTTATATCCAACAACATAATATTGCTTAGCAGCATTGTTTGCTGAGTAAGGGTCAATATAGACTTTATATCTACCGTTAAGAACACCAGCAAAAGTATTGCCTGTGTCATCAACATTAAGAGCATTGTCTAATTTTGGTGCATAATCGAGCACACCAGCCATTTGAAGGGCAGAAGCTACATCAGATGAACAGATAATTATATTACCTTTTCCTCTTCTGGTTCTTTGTGCAATAACATTTGCATCCCTTTCAAGTTGAAACATTAAACCCTTAAATCTTTCAACTGACCATCTACCGTTTGAGTCGGTATCTAAATCGAAGATACCAGCAGTAGTGGTATTTACTCCAGCGCCTTTTTCTGCATTTATGTAAATAGTTCTAACAACTTCACGATTAATTTCTGCTAAAATTTCAGCAGAAAGAATGTTCGCAAGTTCGGATTCAGCATCTAGACCGTGGATTGCTTTAAGGTCTTGAGCTAATTCCATTGTGTATTCAGCTTTTAAAGCTCTTGATTTAGCTGTAACGGTTGATTTCTCAATTGAGAATGCCATTTCAGCAAATTGGTCTTCTGTTCGACCACCAAGTGCTTCAGCTGAAGCAGTTGTCATAGCCGTACCAGCGGTATATGTGCCGGCAGGTGAATCATTTAACACAGCAGGATTAGTACCAGAGTGTGCTGTAGTGGAACCGCCGTCTACGGCAGAACCAGCTGCATTTCTTCCAGCGAAATCAGAATCGGCTTCGTCAAATAAAGCTTCAGTAGCACTTTGTGAAGTGTATCTACTTCTCATAGCAAAAATTAAACCGGTTGGGCCTGTCATTGGTTGAACGCCACAAATGTCATATGCGATAAGATTAGGCATCGCTCTACGGACTAAACTAATCAAAATTGGATCCCAATTTTGAACATAAGTTGAATCAGTTGCATTTTGTGGAGTAACAGGTGAACCAGCTTCAGATAAGAAACTTCTATCTTCTCTTAAAGCCCTTTCTTGATTCTCCAGAATAACGCTAGTAACAGCCCTTTTATAAGAATCCTTGATTTTTGGTAAATCAGAATGCTCTAAAATAGGTTGCCATTTTTTTTCTAAAGATTCGGATAGGTACATTATTTTCTCCCTATTGTTAATTAATTAATTAATTAAGTTGTGGATAATTTAATATCCTTGGTTTTAGAAATAGCAGCACTATATGCTGACATAGCATTGTTTAAATTCTTGTCAGTTTTAGTTGCTGAAATATCATCAACCACATCATCACTTTTAGCATTAGATTTTTTTGGAAAGTAAGATTCCTTAATTTGTGAAACCTTTTTCTCAAAATCTTCAGCATCTTTATACTCTATGTTTTCAGTAAGCTTAGAGAATTTTTCTTTTTGAGTGTCGGCCAAGTCTTTACTTGACTTACTCAAAATTTCATCTCTTTTAAAACTGCCTACTTCTTTATTCAAAGTAACATTTTTGTCGATTTGCTCGTTAAGTGTTTTATCTAAATTTTCAATCTTACTAGCTTGGTCTTCCAAAATGTTATATTTTTCGTCAGGAACATCAATATAATGGTCCTCAAAAAGTTTTTTGAGACCTGAAATGAAATCTTCTGCAATTTCGCCTTTAATTCCGCGCTCAATTGCTAACTCATTCTCTTTCATCCATTCCTCGACCACATAATTTAAGTAAGAATCAACTTTTTCTACTAAACCTTCTTTAAGTTTAGAGGTTTCAGTATCAATCTTCTTATTATACTCTTTTTCAAGTCTAATAATTTCGTCTTTCACTTTAGCCTTAACAGCACTTTCAAAAATCGTGGCTGCTTTTAGCTTAAACTCATCAGAAAGGTCGGAATCGCCATCTACAAGAGCAGCAACATCTTCTTTAACATCAATGTCTTTTACTCTTTTATCAATATCTTTTTCATCTACTTTAGGTTCTATTTTTTCAGAAACTTCTTTCTCATCAATAGCACCGTCAGTTTTAACTTTTTTAGAAGGTTTTTCTTCTTCTTTCTTAACAGTTTTAGCCTCACTAGTAGTTTTTCTTACTTTAGCTTTATCTGGACCATCTTCATCTGATGGTTCATCAGCCTTTTGAACGCCGGCTTCTGTATCATCATTCATTTTTTGATGACCAGGTAATGCTTTAGCATTTACTACTTGTTTGACTGGTTTATTGTCTTTATTAGCATCAGAAGGTCCTTTACGAGGATCAACCGGTGAAACTACAGCTGAGCCTAAATCGTCAAAGTCCTGTTCGATATGAGATTTCTCTCCAGGAACAGCACCTTTTTTAGGAGCATCAGTAATAGTCTTTAAGTCTTGCTCGTTTAGTTGTTCTTTTGCTTTAGTATTAGTATCGGCCATATGGAATAATCTCCTCTTATAGTCGTTAAGTAACGAATACGAAATAACATATAAGTTATTTCATACTACTCTTATTTATAAAGATTAGTTATTTAATTTTAAATTTTACTTAAAAATTCTTGAAATACTCTAGCATTTACATCTTCTCTTTGAGATTTTTTTGCTGACTCAATTTGCACTTTAAGAGCACTTATATCTTGCTCTTTTATGTTTCCATTGTTCCAAACCCATTCTCTTCCTTCCATAACACCTTCTACAAAGGCATTTGGAGCGGATGGATCTGCAACTATATCAGCAGCTGTTGCTAGATAGAAATCATCTTTTACATGATTTGCGCCGTCTTTGTGGACTAATGTTCCCATTCCTCTAGAGGAAACACCAAGTTTAGCGCCTTCGTCAATTAGATTCTTGACAATTTTTCCATAAGGTGTGTCGAGTATTTTGGCTTCGCCTATAAAGTTATTTCCATCTGGATATAATTTGTTAATCATATGTGAAACTCTTTCAAGATTAACAACAGGACCTTCAGGGTGTCCTAATTCGCCAAAAGCTCTTTTGTTATTGATAAATTCTTTGTTATATCGAATAACTTCGTTTGTCAGTATCTCTTTAGGATATACTCTTCCATTACGATTCTTGACATCTGCTTGCATAAAGATGCCTCTAATACTATAAACTTTTTTACCGTCTTTAGCTTCTTCGGTAATATATTCTACATCTTCTATATTTTCTGTTATTAATTTCATATCTTTAAAACCCAGGCATTCCTGTCTTTATTTTTACTGTTTCTTTTAATTTTTTAATTTGAGCATCGGTATAATGATATTTTCCTTTTAAAACTTTTATTGATTCTTCTTCACTTGGACCACCAAGTAATGCTTTAGCAGGATTTTTTACTGTATCTATTGCAATTTTCTTTTGAGCAATATCAGTTGCATTTGCTTCTGATTTCCAATCAACAACTGCTTCTTGTTTTGTTTTACTATGATATTTTTTCCACTTTTCGTGAGTAACACCAGGATGTGTTTGGTCACAATCGTGTGATTCATTTACTGATTCTTGTTTAGTAGAACCTGTAAAAGACATACCTGGAGAATGTATATCAGGTGTATAATGAACTCCAGTATCTAAATCTAAAATTTTCTTTACTTTTTTTGCAATAGTAGAACTTCCAACATGAATTGCTCCATATTTAAATTTTGCATATTGAACACCATGTTGTTTTAAAAGTTGTTGAACTTGTCTTTCAAAACCTTCATTAACTACATGAACAGCATCTTTATCTACTTCAAGATATCCTCTTAAACCTGCAAGAACATATATTCTATCTTTACTTGCTTTTACATTTGTTTTAAGATTTCTATCAACAGCAGTTAATTTGTCACCTTGTTTTACAGGATAACCATTTAATTGTTTTTTTAATTTTTTAACATCTTTAACTATTACAGAATAACGCTCTCTTACAGTTTTGTTTTTAATGTAAGTAATCTTAGCTTGCTCTTTTGCATTGTGAAACTTATATAAGAAAGCTTCACGAAAGGCTTCTCCAAGAGTAGCTTTACTCTTGCTACCTATTATTACACTTAATAATTTTTCGTTTAAATCTGCCATATACTAATATTTATAACTTACCTTACTTCTAATATTATAGTATAATTATCTCCACTAGCAAAATTCTTTGTAGAGAATAAAATATCTCCTGTTGGAGTTGTTGAATTATTAGCTATTTCATTACCATCTGTTCTTAAATCCCAATATCCTTGACCTGATAAGAAACAAGCAGTAGAGTTTGTTGCACCATCCCAAATTATTTCTACACCTGATTTCGAATCAGCTGTATTAATAGACCAATTAATTTTTGATATTATTTTCGTGCCATCTTCACTTAAATGAGTTAAAGCACTTGCATCAAATTTATTAACAAGTGATTCTCCTGTTCCATCACTTGAATTAGTGAATTTAATAACAGTTTTAACACCACTTGTATCTGTTAAAGTTTGACTTGTTACTGTATCTGCCATTTAACTTGCTGTAAATCCTGTTTCCTTTTTAAATTCTAATATTATATTATATTTTGTTACATTACTATCAGATGTTAATAAAACATCGCCGTTTGGGGATAATGTAGTGGATGATATTTCTTTATTTTTTTCAGATGGAATTAATCCGTAATTTCCATAACCATTTAATTCAAGTATTTCTTCATCAACTTCGGCATCCCAATATAAATTAATATTTCCTGTTCCTTGTATTTCATAATGAATATTTTCAATACTTAATCTAGGAGAACTATCTGCTTTATTTAATTTTGAAACATCAATAAGAAGTTGTTCTGTTTCTCCACCTATACCACTAACTGAAGTGATGACTTTATTTGTATCATCTACATTATTTGTGGTTGTGATAGACATTACTCAACAGAATCAAAATTAGCATCTTTTTTTAATTCTAAAACAATATATCCGGTACAAGAACCTGTTCCTGCTATAGTTATATCTCCTGATGTAACAGTAGCATTTGTAGCATGATTTGATATTGCTGGTCCTGCATATTCACCTGTTCCTGCTACTGTTATAGCAGTTAAGTGAGATGAGGATCCTTGAAATGTTATTGTAGCACCATCATCAGCAGCTGCGGATATTCCATACCAAATATGTGAAATAGATAGTTTAGCACCATTATTATGTCCTGTTAATGCACTAGCATCAACAGCAGTTCCACCGGTACTTTCACCAGTAAAATCACATATTACTGTTGTTGTGTGAGTTGTGTCTTTTAATGTTCTCGTAGCAAAAGCCATTAGGCCTCCCTTTGTAATTCTAAATTAATCTCTTTGTCAATATAATTTTGTAAATCTTTTTCATTTATTTTATATTTAATAACTGCCTCTTTAATTTTCTTATCAAGGTCTTTAACTAATTCGTTTTCATCAATATTTGTTAAAATTGTTCCAACTACTTTTTTCATTCTTGGTGACAATTCATTATAACATTGAGAATTTTCTAAAAAATCTTTTTTTCTAAATTCATTAAGAAGATTGCTTAGTAATCTTTTTTTTGTCATCTGATTCAGCCTTTGTATCAACGGTACCTTTTTCAGGTGATGTCATTATTGTTTTTGCTAAACCTTGTCGTCTAGCATCTAAAGCTGCACCAATTTTATCTTTCAAAGCATCTTTAAAAAATTCAACTGATTTTACCTTACTGCCTTTA